GTTGAGACGATGGCGGGAAAAAAGAGAATTTCAGAGGCAAAATCCGATGTCCGTCTGCCGATTTTGGGCACTGCTGAGGCAGGCGGGGTTGGGCGAGTTTGCTGCTTGCGGGTTTTGGACCCGGTGGGTTTGGGCGAGTTTTGGGATGGCCGGTTTTTGACACGGCGGAATTAGAAAAATGAAACGATTTTTTTAGGAGAAAAAATGTTCATTGAGTTTACAAAAAAAGACGGCAAGAGCATGTTCATTGAGATGTCGGCGATATCCACTATCCAAGAGGTAGACGACGGAGCGGCGGAAATACATTTTCAAAATAGAGACATTCCGCCGGTTGAGCTGAGTATGACCTATCAGCAGGTAAGGCAAAGGCTTCTGCCGCCGATGCCGCCGATGCAGGCGGGACAAAATAAGATCGTTGTACCGAGGATCGTGCCGTAGGAAATATCAAAAATAAAGAAAGGAATTTTAGATGGATGTTATAGAAACGATTAAAGACGAAATGCTTTGTGGTAACAATTGTCCCCAGTATCATCAAAGCCCCTATGATATTGAAAAGTGCAAATGTTATAAAAAACAGGTAATTGCGCAGGTGTTAAGATTGAAGAATGCCTATGCCGACATGCTTGACAGCTTGAACCGCGACGGCACAATAATTACGCGACTAATGGCAGAAAATAAACACAGGGAGGATTATGAGAAATTTTATTTGCATATTCAAAATCATTTATCGCAAGGAGAGCCGATTTGCAAAATTTGCGGGAAAAATCTAAAAGAAATTTTGGAACAGAGCTAAATATAGGGGCTTGAGGAATGAGCAGATTCGCTATTGGGAAACTTTATGAAGGCAGATTTGACGGGTACAAATTTCTTTGCATCGACAGATGGCTTAGCAAAGGATATTGCGAGGCTGTGAGGCTGCAGATGTTCACAAAAGACGGACGGGCCTGTATGACGGCGGAAGGAGAATATTTTACAAGATCCGCTCGTGCCGCGGCGGGATTTTGTAAAGGTGTTACGGAAACGGCCGGCGGGGTCTGCCGCCGGAGCTGGTCCCAAAATTGCAAGCCGAACTGCAACGCAGACGGACTATGTATCGAAAATTCATTTAAGGGATTGTGATATGGACGATAATACAGCATTGACACAAGAACAGAAAGAAAGGCTATTCCTTTTCAAAAAATGCTTAAGGCCGAGATCTGTGCCCATAACAATAGACAGGCAACCACCGAAAGATTTGGCCGAAACAGATTTTGGTAAACTCTTGGATAGTTGCGGAATTGCCGCAAGAGAAGAAAGGCATACTGACGACTTTGCTAAACTGCTATATTGCATCACATTCCTTTTGGGCCGGTGGGATATTTCAGGGCATGAACAAAAGGTGTTGGACATGATCGCAAGGGGCGAATCCTAAATTGGATAAGACCAAAAAAAAATCACAGCAGTTTAAGGATTCGGAGATATTCGAGTCGGCTGCTGAGGCGGCGGAGTTTGATTATCAAGGTAAGAAAACGCACATCGCCCAGCCGTTAGTAATGGTTCCGGTTATTCGTGGGAAAGCAATCCGTGGGTATGGGTTATTGAATTTAAGAAGGTTGAGAAAGGCAGGGAAAATGGGCGCAAATAGCAAAATTGAATGGACAGAATCTACGTGGAATCCAGTTGTCGGGTGCTCTAAGGTTTCGTCCGGCTGTGCGAACTGCTACGCGGAAAAGATGGCATATCGGCTGGCGTGTATGGGAATATCAAAGTATAGCATTGTTACGCAACCAAACAAAATCGTGAGAGGCGGCGAATGGAACGGACTGATACACTACGATTCGACTGATTTAGAAACGCCCTTGCATTGGAAAAAGCCTCGCAAAATCTTCGTTTGCTCGATGGGCGACCTGTTTCACGAAGATGTGCCATTTGATTTTATCGACAAGGTTTTTGGGGTTATAGCTCTGTGTCCTCAGCATACATTTATGCTGCTTACAAAACGACCCGAGAGGATGGAGCAGTATTTTGAAGACAGGTCATTTAACGATGTTTTGACCAATTTGATGAAAGAACACGGCTCAGAGCGGGCTTGGTCAAAATCATGGCTGAATAAATTGGCGGGCAGATATGCTCTGACCGAGAAATGGGCACTTGACGGATACGAGAGCAAACTGAGATTGCCGGAAAGCTGGCCTCTTCCTAATGTAATCGGCATGACGACGGTGTGCAATCAGGAAGAGGCAGATAAAAATATTCCGATACTGCTGAACTGCAAATTTGCAAGACGAGGAATATCCGTCGAGCCGATGCTGGAAGAAATTGAAATTCCATTTATCGGATGGGAAGGACTTATTCGTTGGGTAATTGTCGGCTGCGAATCGGGTTCGCATCGGCGAGAATGTAAAATAGAATGGGTGCGGTCAATCGTACAGCAATGCCAAGCCGCAAGCGTACCGGTATTTGTCAAGCAACTGGACATCGGCGGCAGGCTGGTTAAGGACGTAAGCCAATTTCCCGAAGATTTGAAAATTAGAGAGTTTCCGATGGAGAGTAAAAAATAAGCAGTCATAAGGAACTGGCTGCACTTTAGGACGCCTGCCCGTAGTAGCGGCGGGCAGGCTTTTGGAGAATAAATGCTAAAAATAACAATTGAGTTGGATTCAGCGAGGGGCAAAGAGTTTGATAAAACGCTTGGTGTTATCGGCATAGCCAACGACGGAGGACTATAACGGCTTTAGACAATGTCAATGGCGGACCCGGTTGAGATAGCAAAAAAGACAAGACATCTTACGCTCCTTCAGAAAGTTAAAGGCGGACGGACGCTGACAGCATCGGAGATTGAAGAATTGGGCAGGTACGAGAAAAAAAGCGACAAACCAAAAAAAGATACGCACCAGTTCAAGGACGGCGAGATATTTGAGACAATAGCGGCGGCGTCGGAATATACCGGCAAGACCGAACGGACAATCCGCCGGTGGGTGGCCGACGGCATGGCCAGAACCGAAAATGGCGGGTATATCAAGGCCGTGCTCGACCAGTGGAACAGGGATAACAGCGGCGGAGGTTCGGGCTCGCTATTCGAGCATAAACAGCGAAAAGACGCGGCGGACGCCGAGTATAGAGAAATCAAATCCAAACTTGCCCAGATCGAGCTTGCCATCGCGGAAGGAAAATATCTGCCGCGGGAGGAAGTTGAGCGGGGAAGAATCGAGAGGATCGATACGGTCAAGCGGATACTGCTATCGTTAAGAATGAAACTGCCGCCGATGCTGGTGCATAAGGGACTGGCCGATATGAAAAATATCATCGGCGAAGAGGTCGAGCGATGCATAAGGATATTTGCCGGGCAAGAAGATTTAACCACAGAGGACACAGATAAGAAAAATTAAGAAAGGGGAAAAATGGCAGATACAATCAGGCAGCGGATATTCACGGATGCAAGCAAAGCTTGCGATTTTTTGGAAAGCTTTGACGTAATCGATGCGTCAGTCGTTGTCGACGACGGCAGATGGATTATAACTTACGACGGCGAAAGGGCGAAACAAATAGTTACGTAAATTAAGAAGACTGGATTCCCGCCTACGCGGGAATGACAAGAAAGAATGTCAGGGATGACGGCGGTAAAAGAGCATAAGAGCAAAAGGGCAAAAGGGCAAAAGGCAGCGCCGGTATGGTCGGAGGCGGAGAAGGCGGCGTGGAAGCTGCCGCTGTCCAAAACGGTTAGCCACTGGGCCGAGACGAAACGGATCGTCGGCGACTATTCTGCGGAGCCCGGACCGTGGCGGACAGCCCGCGTGCCGTTTGCCAAAGAGATCATGGACGCATATTCGGATCCAGAGGTCGAAGAGATTACGATCACAGGGCCGGCACAGTGTTCAAAAACAGAGTCGGCATTCAATATGATCGGATTTACACTCGACTGCGACCCGGCCCCGACAATGTGGGTTACGGCCCGCGATGAGGACTGCCCGAATATCTCGGAAACAAGACTTCGGCCGATGTTCGAGGCCCCGGGGCTTCGAAATCATCTGACCGGAAGGCCGTGGGATATGAAAAAAGGATCCGAGTTCATATTCGACCGTATGTCGTTTTATTTCACAGGAGCAAATTCGCCGTCGGGACTGGCGTCAAAGCCGATAGGAAGATTATTCTGCGATGAGATCGATAAATGGAAAAAAACGGTCGGAAGCGAAGGCAATCCGCTTTCACTGGCCAAGCGAAGGCTTTCAACATTTAAGACCGCAGGAAATTCAAAGTTTGTGAAAATATGCACGCCGACGACGGAGGATGGCGAGATCAATAAAAGTCTCAGGCGTTCGAACAATCAGGATCGGTATCTGCCTTGCCCGCACTGCGGCGAGTATTTTCTGCCGCAATTTGCGCAGCTTAAAGTCGATCCGCCAGACCTGAGGGATCCCGATGCGATCATCGCCAAGCAGGCGGCATATTACGAATGCCAGAACTGCCGCGGACGCATCGAGGACTGGCAGCGGAACGATATGGATTTAAAAGGCAAGTGGGTGCCGGAGGGGCAAACGGTCGATAAGAACGGCAATCTCCACGGCCGTGCGAAAAAATCAAAAAGGCACAGCGGGTTTAATATAAGCTGGTTTGTCAATACGTTCGTTTCGTTCTACGATATAATGGCCGAGTGGTTTGAAGCCTGCGCTGAAGGCGACGGGTCGCCAGGCGTTTTGCAGGAATTTTTCAACCAGGTCCTTGGGTATGTCTGGAAACAAGCGGCCAGGGTTACGGCGTTTAATGAAATCGAAAAACGCAAGGGGGATTTTAGTCAAGGGACGGTGCCTGATGATGTACTGATACTTACGGCGTCGGCGGACTTTCATAAAAAAAATGATGGCTCAAAGAGAATAGATTATGAGGTGCGAGGTTTTGGCTATTCGATGAGGAACTGGGTGATTTCTTCGGGAAGTATCTTTGGCGTCAATGACGAGCCGTGGTCGCAACTCGAAAACGAGATATTCAATTCACCATTTCCATGGTCCAATCCTGAAAATAAGAAAATGCCGCTTGCCGTTCGACTGCTTTGCGTCGATTCCAGGTTTGAGACTGTTGAAATCTGCGATTTTTGTGCGAGATGGCCGGGACTTGCAGTGCCGACAATGGGCGGCAAGGACGATCAGCGAGCGCAGGTCATAGTTTCGAATCCCGACAAGTCGGTAACGGCCCGCCGCCGCCATCCGGGCCAAGTGAATCTTTATATTTTTAATCCGGGTTATTTCAAGGATCAGGTAACGGGCTGGGCCAATGCCCCGGCGGCCAGTCCGGGTTCAACGTTGTTTTACGCGGAATGTCCGGAAGTATATTTCAAGGAATTCTGCAATGAGCATAAGGTTAAGAATAAAAATCGCTACGGGATGACAACCGAGAGCTGGCAGCCGATTACGGAAGGGGCGCCTACGCATTTTCTCGATACGGCGGTGATGACCGCTGTGGCGGCCTACATTCTGCAGATCAGATTTTTGAAAAGACCGGGCGAGCAGCGGACTTTGCCGGAGCATTATCGCAATCAGGGCAGAAGAGCAGAAGAGCAAAAGGGCATAAGGAAAAAACAAGGCGGCGGATTTTTGAACGATATGCCCCGCCTGTAGAGATATTAAAAATCAAAAATTAAAAATAAAAAATGAAATAAAAAAAGGCACAGAGAATACAAAAAAACCATCCGCCGCGGGCGGATTCCACAATTATGATATTTGATATTTAATTTTTGATGTGATTATATGGGATTTTTAGACGATATACCGGAAATAGGCAATAGACACCAAGGGCGAACAAGGCCGCAGAGGATAGTGGAGAAACTGCCGGTAATACCGCCGGAGCCGAATAGTCTGCCGACGGTCATCTATTGCGCGACAGCCTGCCCGGAATGCGGCGGGCATAAAACGGCAGTCTATTGCACAAAGCCGGCAAATCGTGGTATAATCATAAGATATCATAAGTGTCTCAATTTGAAGTGCAACGGACTCTTTAAGAGTGTAGAACAAAGATAGATAAGAATATCAAAAATCAAATATCAAAAATAAAAAATAAAAATATTAGAAGAGAAAAATTTTTAGACACGGATTAACACGGATTAACACGGACAAAAAAACAGGGTTGAAAAATGGAAAAATCTAAGAAAATAATTGTACCAAAAGCAGGTTGTGCCAGGTTTCGGGCGGCAGGGAGAATTCGTGCCGGGGATATGGTTGTATTTGCAGACAAGAGCAAACGAACGGTTAAAAAGGTTCAAGCGAAAATTATCGTCCGGCCATAATCACAGCCGGGGGCGGCTGTGCCACACAAGGGGAAGCGGCAATCTGCCGCAAAAAATAAATTTTCAAGTCTGTACTAATTATTAGTACTGGGCCTCTTTTCAAATCTTTTAAACAAGCCGAAGATTCTCTGTATAGATTTAGCAGTGATGCGGCAAATTTTTTATGGAGTAAAAAAAAATGTCAAACTGGACAATATAATGGCACAGACTTACGCACAACAACTCGATAGCGTTCAGGCTGCGATAACCGCGATTGAGGGCGGTGCGCAGTCGTACAGCGTAAACGGACTGTCCTATACGCGGGGAAATCTTGAGACGCTCTACAAAAGAGAAGAGCGGCTCTTAACACTTATCAATCAGGCGTCAAACGGGCCGCTGCGAACGGTAGTCAAGTTCTAAAGAATATCAAAAAGCAAATATCAAAAAGCAAAAATGAAAAATAAATAAAGAAAGAAAAAACAGGGGAAAAAATTAAAAATCATCCGCCGCGGGCGGATTCCGCAATTTTAATGTTTGATATTTAATTTTTAATTTAATATGAAGCGAAGGCAAAACAATACGGTGATCGGGAAGATGGGTCAAAGGTTTGACTCGATTATCGGCGTTGTTTCGCCGAAGGCGGCATTCAGGCGGGCCCAGTTCCGGGCGGCTTATGATGCCCTCAGCGGGCACCGGACAAACAGTACTCACAACACACAAGGCGGAACAGGCGATATCCACCTCGACGAACATTCGCTTTGGAAGCTGCGGGAGATATGCAGGGACCTTGCGACAAATAACCCGCTTGTAAAGGGACTCTTAAAGAGAGAGCGAAATTCCGTTGTCGGCTCGGGCGCAAGGGTGGAGGCAAGGGCGGTCGATGCAAGCGGAGAGCCTGACGAAAAATGGAACGATCAGGCCGAGGAGATGTTCGAGGACTGGAGCCAAAACTGCGATATAACAGGCAGATTCTCGTTCAAACAGTACCAAAGAATGATGTTTATGTCATACCGGCGAGACGGCGATATGGCCACCGGTCTTATTGACGGCAAGCTGCTTGCTGCAGAGGGTGAGCAGATCGGAACGCCGCTCGGATTAAAAACAACGGATATTACCGTGATAAACGGCGTGGCGTTCGATAAGGCCGGCGGCAGGCTTTTGGGCTACTATATCGGCAAGCCGGATAAGTGGGGCTATATCCAGACCGGCAATTTTCAAAAATATTTGGCGCAGGATATCTGCCATCACTTCAATCCGGAGAGATTTTCTTATTCGCGAGGAGAGCCGGCACTGGCATCGGCCATAAATACAATCGACAAGCTCTCGAGCTATATCGACGCGGAATTAGTCGCGGCCAAGGTCAATGCCTGTCTGTCGGCTTTTATTTCCCGAAAAGACCCCGCAGCCGAATGGAGCGGGATAGGCGAACTGGTGACAAATAACGACGGCAAGACCGAAAGACAGGAGAAGATGGAGCCGGGTCAGATCCTCTACGGTGAGGTCGGCGAGTCGGCGACGCTTTTGGGACAGACAAGGCCGGGTCAGATATTCGATACATTTGTGCTTCGATGCCTCTCGCTTATCGGTCAGCCGTTGTGCATACCTCTTATGCTGGTGAGTCTTGATTTTTCCGGCGCTACGTTTATGAACGCGAGATTTGCATATAACGAGGCTCGTGATAACTGGCAGGCGGAGCAGGACTTTGTATTAAAGCCGTTTGTCTCGCGGATATGGCGGTGGAAGATCTCACAGTTTATCAAGGCAGGCGATCTTGAAGCCCGCCCGGACGCATGGAACCATGAGGTATTCTGCCGCAAGTGGCCTTACGTCGATCCATACCGCGAGGCGCAGGCAGATACTATCCAGCTTGAAAACCGGACCACAGACCGAAGGGATATATGCTCCAGACAGGGCCGAGACTGGCGGGATATCGATGAGCAGTTAAAGAGGGAAGGACCGGCGAGCAAAGACGGCAAAGGCACAAAGAAAACAGGAGAAAGCCAAGATGACGACGCAGACCAGTAAAAACACAGCGCCGAAACAGGCGTGCGTATTCAATGACGCGGCGGCGGTGCAGTTTGTAGCGACCGGAGAAAAAAACGAAAATACTTTTTCGATTCTCTGCTACGACGGCGGGATAAACAAGCACTGGTACTGGGGAAATTTCGCTATCGATCTTGCCGGACTTAAATTCCAAAGGAGCAAACTGCCGATCCTCGATTCGCATAATACGCAGTCTCGTGTGGGATTTACAACCAGGCAGACTATAAACGGCGAGGTAACGGCAGAGGGGAAATTCCTTTCCAACCCGTCAGCACAGCAGCTCAGGCAGGATATGCTCGACGGATTCCCGATGCAGGCAAGTCTTTCGGGAATGCCGTCGGTGATCGAGTGGGTTGAGGACGGCTCGAGCGTCGAGGTCAACGGCAAAATATTAAAAGGGCCGGGCGCTGTATGGCGGCAGGCGATTATAGACGAGATCAGTATGTGCACGCTTGGCGCCCTATCAAATACGGAATCAAAGGCGTTTGCCGACGGCGGCAAAGGCGAAATATCTTTTAACGTTTTAGAAAAGGAGACAGAAATGTCGGAACAAACTGTAAAACTTACAGCCGCGCAATTTGCCACCCAAAATCCCGAACTTTTGGCGGAAATAACGGCAAATGCAAGGCAAGAGGGTCTTGCCGAAGGTAAGACGGCGGGCGAAAAAACAGGCTTTACCGCGGGCCAAAAGGATGTGATGGACAGGGCGACGGAGTTCGCTAAGGCGTTTGCAGGCGACGAGGCGTTTGCCTTTGAGCAGTTTGCAAAAGGCGCAACACTCGAAGAGAGCAAGACCGCCTATATCGCAAAACTCAAGGCCGCGCCGAAGACAGACAAAAAGCAGCCGACAAAGGGTGAGCTTGAATTTGCCGCATCAGATGACCAGAAGCCCCCTGCCGCATCGCAAGCGGATGGCAAAAAAACCGACGAGCAGCTAAAGAGCGAATTTGCGGCATCGAGCGAGCTGCAGAATGAGTTCAGCTCGGTCGAGAGCTATATCGCGTACTCCAAGGCCGCGGCTGCCGGACGAGTAAAGGCCAAAGTGAAATAAATCCGGAAAAGGTTTAATCACAGAATAACACGGATTTTAACGGAAAAAAATTAAAGAGGTTAAAAATGGCAAAAAATAAAAACACCCAACCAGAAGCCGGTACAAATGCCGCAGAGCAGATGCCGGCCGTGAAGGAAGCCACTAAAAAGGGATGGTTTGTAATCGCAAAGACCGATCCGTATATCGACGGGGTAAAACGTTTTGCGGCGAAATTAAAACCCGAGATAGTGCAGACGGCAGACGGCGGGATGGTATTGGCAAAAGAGGATAAAAATGCCGCGGCGATCCTCGAAAACTACCGGTTCAGGGCGGCAGGCGGATGCGATAAGGCGCGTACGGCAGCTGCCGAGGCCGCGTTAAAAGAACTCAAGGCGTAAGAAAAAAACAAAACTGTAAAATTTTAGGAGAAATAAAATGACTACATTAGCAGTAAATACCCCGCTGCCGTTAGCGGCGGGCAATGTCGGATCGATCGGGATCATCGCCAATGATATTGTTTATCAGGGCGCTATGGTCGGAGAAAACGGGGCAGGATACGGCAGGCCGCTTGCCGCAGGTGATAAGTTCCTCGGCCATGCAATCGAAAAGGTTGACAATACGGCATCGGGACTTACCGGCAAGGCCGGATCGGCGGGCGATCTGAATATTCCGCTCTATACCGGAAGGTACAGGATGATCGTATCGCTTGCAGGATACGTGACCGATGTCGGCCAGCCGGTCTACGCATCGGATGACGCTACATATACATTTATCGCTGCACAGGCGGCCGCGGTGAACAGTTATGTCGGCGTCGTTACCCGCTACGTATCGACGACACAGATGGAGGTTGAGTTTAGGCCCGGCGAATGCGACGAGTTCGGCAATAACGCCAACCGTATTCTTAAGACAGACGACTACACAACGCTGATAACCGATTGCGGCAAGATAATCTATCTGGGCACAGACGCCAAAACGATCACACTGTGCATCGGCACAACGGTTTTGGGCGGTTCGGAGATAACGATCGTCAACTGTGCCGGGGCGGCTCTGTCGGAAATTCACATCGATCCTGACGGGGCCGATCTGATACAGGGCGGGTGCGGGGTTGTGGCCAACGCAGACGGGCATAAGACCAGCAATACAAAGGCGACCGCCAAACGCGGCGACTTTGTCAAACTTGTCTTTAACGCCTCGACAGGCTGGGTTATTACCAATATCCGCGGGACATGGGCGCTGGAATAAAACTCGCCAGTTTGAATCAACAAAAAAGTTAATAGGGTTGTGCGGCGACTCGACGGAGTTGCTGAAAACGTGAAGCGGCATTCGGGTGCCCGAACACTCGGATGCCGCTTTTTTTATGTAAATACAAAAACAAAATTTTTAAGGAGTTTGAAAATGGCTACAGACGTACTTGGTTACAGGGATATAATCGGCAAGTTCTACGCCGCACTTGCCGCAACGGCAATGGGCTGGACAAGCAAGATCGCGATGCTTATAGAAAGCGACCAGCCCAGCGAAGAATACAAATGGCTGGGAATGGCACCGGCGATGCGGGAATGGATCGGGGCGCGTATGCTGGCTGCGCTTCGCGATTCAGGGATGCTGATCCGGAATAAGGATTTCGAGGCGTCCATTGTTATCCCGAAAAAGGATATCCGCCGGGATAAGACCGGCCAGATCGATATCCGCATCAATGACCTTGCCCGCCGGGCAAACGCCCATTGGGCAAAGCTGCTCTCAACCTTTATCGCAAACGGAACAGGCCAGACAAGCGGACTGGCATACGACGGTCAGTATTTCTTCGATACCGACCATAGCGAGGGCGATTCCGGCACGCAGCTCAATCTGCTTGCGGCAGCACAGGTCCCGGCTCTCGACGTGACCACAGCGACGGCACCAACCCCGCTTGAGGTATCCAAGGCGGTTTTGGGCGTGATCGCCTACATGCTCAGTCTTAAGGACGATCAGGGCGAGCCGATAAACGAAGACGCAAAGGGATTTCTTGTAATGACAAGCCCGGTCTTATGGCCGGCGTTTGCATCGGCCTTTTCACTGCCGATGCTCGATAGCGGGGCGTCAAACATACTGGTGAACCTCGATGGCTTTACGCTCGAGGTGGTGCCTAATCCAAGGCTTACCTACACAACACAGTTTGCGACCTTCCGCACTGACGCGGTGGCAAAGCCTCTTATCATGCAGGATGAGTTCGGCATCCAGTCGGAATTCCTCGGCGAGGGCTCGGATTACGCCTTTGATAATAACGCCTATAAGTTCGGCGTTCAGGCCAGCAGAAACGTCGGCTACGGCATGTGGCAGTACGCAGCGCATGCGACCTTAAGCTAATAATCGTTCAATGTGCCAAATTAGCGGGCGGCGGGCGACACCACCGCCGCCTGCGAAATTCGGTTAAACAGCGTGACTAACTATAAGGGGACGATTATGGCCGACAAAGGCGAAATGCAGCATATCCCGCCGTGCAATCTGGCGGTAGAGACAAAAACGCGGGTTGACGGACTCGAAGAAAGCGACGCGAAGCAATGGAAGGCAATCGGCGCAATAACCGACAAACTCACGCGCGGCTTTGCCGACCTCAATGAAAAGTTCATACAGGGCATGAAAGAGATGCAGGAAAAGTACGCCAACCGCCTGCCGGTTTGGGCTACGTTTCTAATAGCGGCTTTATTTTCAGTGGCGACGGGATTTATCGTCGCGCACTTTGCAAAAAAATGACTGATTTTCAGACACAAGTTGCTGCGGATATGGCGGCTATTATGGCCGACGCTGCGGGACCGGCAAAAACGGTCACCTATACGACGGCGGCGGGAACCGCAAAAAATATTCAGGCGATAGGTTCGGGTATTACACAGGAGCTGGTATCAAGCGGCGAGGGTGAGTTTATCGTCGAACGCTGTGAATATGTTATCAAAACCGCAGATATTGCCGCGCCGTCAGTACTCGATACGGTGACGATCGACGCGGCGGTCTGGAGTATAGAACGGATTTCGGGAATCGGATTCGGCAAGGCGACGCTGGAACTGGTTAGAGATGTGCCGAAAGCAAAACAGACGGAGAACTACAGAAAGAAAATTTAGCCGGGACGCGGACAAAGGTAAGGTAAAAGACAAAAGTAAGGAGTTCAAATGAAAAAGTCAACGGTTCTGATAATGGCGATTTTAACGGCTGTGGTGATATTGCTGATACTGGCGCTGCCTAAACAGACAAACGCCGCGTATTCAAGCGCACAGAAGCCGTATTCATTTGCGACGCTGCGGGCGGTATCGGCGACCGACGATACAGGACCGGCGGCGACAGGGGCGAAATGGTCGAGTATGGGTTCGTCCTCGGTAACGGTCGGCGGTGAGACCGACGGCGGCGGGATAATGATAATCAGAATGCTCGGAGACGGGACGGCGGGCCAGACAATGCTCTGGGCGCTGTACGGAGCGGCAGAGCCGTGCGAGCCGTTTGTCTGCGCGGCTTACGGTACGGCGGCGCTGGGGATTACCACAACGGGCAATGCCGCGGCCTCGGGGCAATATTATACCCAGACGATTACCGTAACGGCGACAAACTGGCCGGGAGCTATTACGGCAACTACGGGCGTTCAATATAATATGGGAACGGGGGTTGTCGCAACGGCGGGGATCGGACAGCTTTCGGTCGATACGCTCAAATGGAAACACTGGATTATAAAAATGGCCAAAACAACTACAACTACAAGCGGCGCGGAATTTATGAATGTTACGGTGCCGTAGGAAAATCAAAAATTAAATATCAAAAATAAAAAATGTAAAATGGAAGAAGAGTTAAAACAGATCGCAGGCAATATTCACTCGCTCGCTGCGAAGGGCATCGCCAAAAGCAAAATCAACGACGTACTTACCGCTGAGGCGTTCCGCGAGATCGAAGAAAACGCGATGATACTCAAACAGAGATTGGAGAATAGGAAATGAAAAGAATAAATTTGATACTGGCCATTTTGTGTTTGATTCTGGCATGTTCGGCGGTGAGGGGAGTACAAAAAGTCGTAGTGCATCGGGACCCATTTTCACAAGGAAGATGGGATATTTGTATACCAGCCGATTCGGAGGGCAAATATTGGACGATGTACGATGTTGGCTTTGCGGACTGGTCGGGCACTTATAGGCCGTATCTTTCGCTTAATCAAATTGTTTACGGCCCATGCCGTCCGGGCAAAATATTTATTGCTTATGGAGGCGCGTGGGGAACTGAGACGGGAACATGGACTAATCAGGCCACCGCACAGGGCGAGGCGAAATGCACGTACCGCCAGAATGCCGCCGACGGCACGGGTGGCGGGCAATATGTTCTTGTGGCGATACCGGCCGGGTACAACGAGATTCATGTTTTTTATTACAACGTTTCCGGCAGCGCCTCAAACCTTGCCTTTGCATGGAGCGATTCTTCAACGACAGGACTTGATATTACATCATTTACCGGCGGAGGATTCACGGCAATTGAGGAAATTGTTATAGCGACAAATGCCGCGCCAGACGGCGTTAAGACACTTAAAATATCCAAAACGAGCAATACAGACAAGACTGCCCGCATACTTGGCGTTCGGTGCTGGAACACACACGAATTTGGCACAATGTTTACAGAGACTTCTGCGGGCAGCGGACTTGCGATGGGGCATGGAATAGTCACAGAAGCGAATGGCATATCTGCTCGGATGTTCAGCCATTACGCGACAGCAGGCGATCCGCAGGTAAAGGTTATAACCTCTCCGACAAGTACAGGCTCATCGATAGAGTTCGCCGTCAAGTGGGCGCAGACCGGCGATACGACTACGCGATGGACAGGCTCTAATATTCATGAGGTAGATTGGCGGCTTTTAAAAGCCGCAGCCGCAACACTTAACGGCGACGGGACGGTTACAATCGAATTGGCTTCGGCTCATGGACTAAGCACAGGAGCAAGAGTGCGTTTTAGCGGCACAACCAGCTACGACGGAGATTATGCTATTACCGTAGTCAACAGCACAAAAATCAAAATAACTCACTCCGAAGACGCGGAAACATTCGACGGCGACGAAAAAGCGTTTTTTACCTGCTATCCGTACATAATGGATGCGGCCTATGCGACTAATGGGCCGGAAATCATAGTTGATGGAATAAGTAAGGGGCTGGTCTTTGATAACGCAACGGGTCAGGCACAAAATTATATCGCCGAAGCCGAACAAGTTAGCATTCGAAGCAGCGGTTATGCATCAGCAGGTGTTATGACGCCGGACATGGAGATGGCCTACAACTTCGATAAGGCCGGATTTTCGATGATGACTTCGATTGCATGGGACGGCGATGTTACATTTGACGCACACCCTAACGAGGCAATGTATAGCATGATGTTGCCTTTTAACTCCTCGGTTATCTCGACCGGAAGCTATGTAGTGCAGAGGCCGGACACAACGAAAACCGACTTTGCAGCAGGTACGGCAATAACCACGGCGACATTACCAGCATCATCCTCGCTTGATATTTACCTCAACGACGGACCGCTGATAAAACTCACAAATAACTGTCCGAGCGACGGATGGAAATATATCGCCGGGTCAACCTATAAATTTTATTCAGTCATTAGGCCGGAAGCTATGGCGGGCGGAACTACACCGGCAAGCGGCGATAAGTGGCTTATAGCCGGCCATATTGAAGTAAAGAGAGTCAAACCGATAACTGATTACGGCATTACGGCCAGAACATGGCATAAGATTGGCACAAGTACCTGGTTTGTGGAAAATTAGAATTAAGTATGGGCTACTACGCACAATTAAACGGAACAAGCGGACTGGGGACGGTCGCGGATGACGCAGTGTTCAATCCGGGGACGGGAAGCTATGCCGTTATGTTCTGGGCAGAGGGAACAGATACTGACGGCGGCGTCTTTAATCACGATACCGGCGGTTATGTCGCAGGCTCGTGGAGGATATATGTCGCCGGAGGGACACTGTATTTTAATTGCAAAGATACCGACGGCATATCGGCTACGGTTTCAAAGGCATCGGCATTTGACGGCGAGTTCAATCATTACGCCGTTGTTATAAATAAGACCACCGGCGTATGCACGCTGTACATTAACGACGTCGCGGTAGCGACAGGCGACGTTTCGGCTTTAACTGATATTACGCTGGCTACCGATTTGAAGATCGGCTATCACATGGTAGGAATCGACCAGATTTTCTGGGCCGGCAAATTCGACGATATTAGAATTTATAAAGGCACAGACGCGGAGGCCGCAGGTCTTGTCAGCTCTGTTTATAAAGACGGACGCGGGATTGTCGGTGCGGGAACGCCCGTTCCGGCATGGCGTATGAGCTGTGACGTCTACGATGGCAGTATAATTCAAGGGTTCAAATCAAACGGCTTCGAACTAAACGGCACTATCAGCGGCGGGGTTACATTAGTTACAGGCGGGGTTCCGTTTGCCGTCAATGAGCCGGTCGGCGAGACAGGCAAGGCGATGTGCGCTCTGCGGGACCTTATAGCCGAAAGCGAGACGCTCTGGACAGAACTTGCGCTTACCGGAACAGACGCGGAGAAAATCGACGCGGCCAAGGATTCAATATACCTGACGTCATACGAGCCGGCGGGCGGGACGTTTGTCCGTCCGTTTGTAATGATCACAAAGTCAGAAAGCTGCGTCGCGGATTCTATCGGGACGGGAAGCTCAATTTCATATTGCCATAAGGGAGAATTAGAGCTGCGGTTCGAAAGGGAGATACCGGCGGAGCATCAGGATAACTCTGAAGAGGCGGAGATCGATTTTCTTAACTACGTCGAGTCGGTAATGGCCGATTGCGAGGCACTGTCGGGTGCGCCGGGGTACTTTATGATCAGCGGCTGGGATGTTATCGAAGGACCGTACCAGTTCGATCCGGATAGGAGCGAAAAATTTGTTTACGGAATACGGATACGAGTCCGATGGGGCTTATCGTAAGAAATATAAAAAATAAAAGATAAAAAATAAAATATGGAAAGACAAAAGTTAGTCACAGAGGACACAGAGAATTAACCAATTAACCAATAATAAGGAGCAAAGCTTATGGGCGCGATAACAAATGTATATACAATAGCGGCGGTCAAACTCAACTCAACCCTCATCGACGCAATTACTGCTCAGTCAATCAAGCCCGGACTTGCCGCGCTTGTTTTAGGCGGGTCGGGCGCGATCGATCCGACGTTTGTAGGAATCGGCGAAATCAGGCCGGAATTTACATTCACAACCACGGCGATAAAATCGGCGCTGGCGGCATGCGGAATTTCCGGACTGGCTCTGACCGGCGGGACGGTATTTTTCCAAAAAACTATCTTGGGCGGCGTACGGGGGTCGACCTTGGCACATGTAAAAGGAACGATCGTCGCGGGAATTGCCATACCGGTCTCGCTGCGGGCGGCGCAAGGAGGCGCCGCATCTATTGAATACCGCATAATACTGACCTCGGCGGATGGGACAACGGCTCCGATAGCCTTTGCGGCCTCGCAGACGCTTGAGACGGGACAGGGGACCGTGCCAAACGCCTATACGCTCGGGGCCGTGACAATTAACGGAACGGAACTTGTCGGAGTTCAGAGCCTCTCAATAGACTTCGGAATCGGGGTGTGGGTATCGAACGGATCAGGATTAGTATATCCAACCCATTCGGCGATCTCATCGAGGGCGCCGGTTATTACTATCCAGACGCTCGATTGCGACCAGTTTGTTACTATGGGACTTGACGGAGCTGCTCAGGGAGCCACGAATTCGACTATCGTGCTCGGCGATCTGACCGAGGGAGCAGTAGTCGGAACATCGCCGATTACATTTACTATCGACGAGGGACTGTTCTATTACGAGGAAATATCAGGCTCCCACGGCGAACGGCTCGGAGGAAGCGTCAAGCTCATACCGACCTTTGACGGCACGGCGGCGATCATGGCGATCTCGGGAACAACGTAAGAAATATTAAAAATCAAACACAAAAAATAAAAAATGAGGAAGAAGACTGGATTCCCGCCTCCGCGGGAATGACAAAAGGAGTGAAATGGCCGGATTTGTTTATTTTATACCGGGTGCGGTTGCGGCGAGCAGGAAAACGCTCGAAGAGGCGGGGCTTTGGCCGGTACTTAAGAGTACGGAGGTCGTACACAGACAGGTCTATGACGGACCCGACGGCGCAAACGGGATATGCGTTATGGGTGCAGGCGGAACGGCGGAACTGTGCACATACGAAGCGGTGAAACAGACGTGGGAGAAAAAAATAGCAGGAACAGGGGCAGGAACAGAAAGAGAACCTGAACCTGCACCTGCTCCTGATATTTGGATTGGGTATTGGAACGATAAGCCGCCGGTGGAAAACGAACTGAGACGCAAGGTGCAGCTTGCCGGGCATAAGGTTGAATTGCGGGACGGCGAGAAGTGGCTTGTTCCGGTGGCGCGGCGATTCCCGAACGGAACTACCCTGCCGCAATCGCTTAAGCTTGGCGCAAATGGAGAAATGGTGCGGGAACCCCTGCCGCAATACGCGGCGTTTGGCGGGCGAGTGGAGCGGTTCTGGGATGATATTCAAAGGCAGAACGGCTGGATTGAGGGTGAGGCGGACTTCACCGAGGCGCAGCAGTGGCAGCTCGCCGCCGAGGCGATGGGGCTTAATTATCATATCGGAGCCGATGAGATCAATGCCCTCGGACTTTTTAACCAGCAAAACCTGACCGAAATTCTTGCGGCGGTTATCGACTGGCAGACGGTTCGCCGCGTTATCGCGGCAATCGCCGAGGCTAATAAAAAAAAAGACGATGCTGCGACGGACGCTGGACCATTATCGAGCAGTGGCGTGACGGAAGATTAAAGGATTATTGGCCGACGTTTGGAGACGTTTATTTAGAGAGGGTATAGGAAGAGGCGAGAGGAAGAGAAAAAGAGCAAAAGGCAGAAGGTAGAAGAAGAAAATTAACATCGAACATTTAACGTCCAACGCTGAACGTTGAAGGATAGAAAAAAGAAATGCTGAAAATAAAAGCGACAGCGGCAAAGGCATTCAAAAAAGACTTCAGAGCCGTTATGAAAGCGGCGATGCAGGATGCTGTAAAGAGCTGGCATAAATTCACCCTGCCGGGCCATTTCAAGACCGGAGCTGAGACAAAATACGGATATGCCCGGCGGAGCGATAAGCCCGCCAAAAACGGCAGGCGAAAAGGATACGCGGAAAAGAAACGACGCAAAGGCTTGCCACCTCTTGTATGGAGCGGGCTGGGCAGGGCAATGCTGACAAATAAGATTACAGTTTCCGGCACGGCGAAATCGGCGACCGGTTCGATGGATGCGCCGTTCTATATGGCAAATAAGATGCCCGGCAAACCCGATATGGCCGCAGAGGTAACCGCAGTGACACGAGAGGAAGAACAGGCAATGGCCGATCTTATAGCGAAAAATGTAGCCGGGACAATGAATGATCTGCGCGGCGAGCAGGCGATCCTTGACAATATGTGGCAGCCGGAATTTCAAGTAGCGTAAGAAATATAAAAAATAAAATATAAAACATAAAATATGAAAGACAAAATACAAAAAAATGTCCGCGAAGCGGACTCCAAAGATTTGATATTTAATATTTAATTTTTGATGTGTCTATATGGCTAAAATAAAATTACAAGTCGATGCGGATATGGGCTCGGCGCCGGGCGACTTCGATAAACTCAACGAGAAACTCGCCAAGATGGGGATCAATATCAGCGGAATTTCCGGCAAGGCCGCCGGTACGAAAAAGGAACTGGCCGGCTGGGACGGCCTCTTAAAGAATTTCGGGTTCGACGTTGCTAAAATAGCGACCGGATTCGGACTTGCGGAGCTGGCGATCGACGGGGCTAAAAAAGCCATCGGACTTTTAGTAGCCGAGTATAAAGAGGTACTGCGGATTCAGGATGAGATGGCTAAAAAGGCACGAACTTATAATGAAACGGTTGTTATGGCGGTGGGTAATAACGCCGCACTACAGAGGAAAATTGAGGCTGCGGCGGATGCATCAAAGACTTCGCGCGAACAGATGATGAATCTGTTCTGGACGGCCAAAAAGGCAAATCCAACTGCAAGCGATGCCGAGGCACAAAATATAGCGGAAATGGGCGTTCAGGTCAGAAAATATGTTGGTCCGGCTAATGTGGAGCCGCTGGTCAACTCTGCGTTCATGTTACGCGAGGCATATCCCGGAATGACTTCTAAGGAGGCGATGGATAAGGCATTGACAGCCTTTGAAGAAACTGGGCGTAATGCGGAGCCTTTGAACGAAGTTGGCAAAGCAGTACATCAATTTAAAGAGGTGGGTGTTGGGTCGGATAAAGCAATTGCTCTGGCAATTGAAATGTCGAAGTCCGAACAGGGACAAGGGGGAGGGGTTGGTCTGGCGGGCTGGATCGACGCCAATAAACATTATACGGCTCCGAAGCGGCAATTTTCGCTTGATGCTGAGGGGAATCCAACAGTATTATCCGCTCTATCACCGGAGGATATTGAAAAGAGAAAATTGGCGGCAATGAGCGGGGACGAACAGATAAATTATGCGATGAATAATTTAGATAATCCCAATTTGAAACTTCCAGTTGCCTCACAAACGATGCTTAGAGATTTAAAACAGGAGATCGAAAAAGTTAAAAGAGGCGCAGGGGCTTATGACAGACTCATCGCGTCACCAACAAGCAGCGCACAAGATCAGGCCGAGGCGATGCGGCAATCGGATGTATCTAAAGAAAGCCCGTTGTTCGGAAATTTAGAGGAAAAAGAAAAAGGGCTGATGAGGGAGATTTTGAAATCGGGCATTGAGAATTTACCGATGCCAAAACTTAAAAAAGATATGATCAATACCGTCGCGACGCTGACAACTCCCGCCGCAATCATTTCGGGGATTGAAAGTATGGCAAAAAGAACCGCGGCGCCTACATTGAAACAGCCATCCTATGGCTACAGTCCCGCAATGGGCGTAATCACACCCACACTTGTCCCTGAAATGTCTATAGGTGCAAATCCTGATTATAACCCTGAGATGGCCAAATACTTATTCGAGATGCTCAATCAATTAAAACTGATCGCAGCGTCGATTGATAAACAGCGGGAGGAGCATAAAATTGCCCGCGGTTCAGGTTCTGCTTCTAATGATTTGAGTTTTCTGCAGTCGAAATATGTGCACCGCGCGATGTACGATTGAAAAGAAGTTCGTAGTTAATAGTTCATAGATGATAGTTCATAGTTGGAATGAACAATGAACTCATAACTAATGGAGAAATATGTCAAGCATAGGAACATATACGTTCGTTCGGCTCGAAGGGGCGAAGCTGCCGGCCAAGGCTATGACGACGGCGATTATAGACCGCCCCGGAGTTGATGGGATCGGGTTTCGGTATAACGCGCTCAAGCTCGGCCAGCAGACAGTTGAATCCGTTGAGGCGATTACTTATTGGGCCAACGCCGTAACGCGGCCTGACGACTACGCGGCGCTAAAGGGAACGCTTGTAAGCGTGATCGATGATATGGGAAGGCGGGTCGATAATGTGCTGGTGGGCGAGGTTATTGTTACGGCAATGCAGCAGGTGTATAACGCGACCGGCGGAGCGAATTATATAGTCAGAGCGACGTGGGTCTTGCAGCCGACCGGCTAAAAGAAGGCACAAAGTGACAGAGGCACAAAGGCACAGAGAAGAAAAAAAATTATAAAATTAACCAATTAACTAATTAACCAAAACATGGCAGAGACAAGAGTATATATCAGGGTTTACTATAAATCGGAGTGGGCGGCGCCGTGGGTCTTGCAGCCGTATTGGGAGGCGATCTCGGCCTCGCATATCGCACTGCCGGGTATATCCGCCGCACAGATAATGCTTCGGTTCGGCGAGGGCATGTGGGAAGACGGCGCGGCGATGGATAACGGCAGTGTTATGGAATCGCGGCTGTTCGGCTACGTGCAAATACGGGCATGCATTAACGAAACAGAAAATGCGTGGTGGACAGGGGTGATACCGGCGGAGTCGATGACACTTTTGGGCAAACGGACAACGGGGATCGAAACGGTTGACCAGATCGTTACGGCTTACGGGCTTGAATATCTGCTGCAGCGGAGGATTTGGGGTTCACGCGTTGAGCGGGTTGATGACGCGGCCGGAACGCTTGCTCATCAGATCGATCCGGTGCTTACGTTTAACCGCAGGCACGACAAAGGCGGAGAGATACTGGGGAACCGGTCGAGCGATTCGATTAAGGTCGCTGACGATCCGCTCGATTACGCGTATGTTTTTTCGGCTGACGGCGCGGAATGGACAAACTGGAATATTATCGATTACCTTATCAGAACTCAGGTTGACACCAACGGAGTACGATGGGCGGTATATGGCAATAACCAGCCGATAGTTGACGCGCTATCGAGCGTTATCGGGGTTTATGATTTTGACGGACAGACGGTCTTAAATGCCATCAATACGCTCATATCGCCGTCGAGAGGATTTTCATGGCGGATATATGTCGATTTTGATACGGAAGGCGCGGAATATGCCGTTATTAAGCCGTACAGCCTTTTAGAGACGGAATTGACGATCGGCGATTTTACCATTCCCGCCAATGACACACAGTACGCTTATGACCCATGGGCGGACCCGACACAGATTGTTAATATCGAGCATGATACAACCACCCTCTATGATAAGATCGTCGTGAGGGGCGCAAAAATTAAAAGCTGCTTCACCGCAAAAGTAAGCGGTGAAGTTTTAGAAAAGGCGTGGACGGATACTGAAGAGACCGCATATCTTGACGCGGCGAAACTGGCGGCAGGTTATTCGGCGCTGACCAGCGAGGAAAAAGGCCAGTTCAATGACCTGTTCAGGAGTACGGACAGGTTTGAGCGGGTATTCACATCGTTTAGGATCCCGGCGGACTGGAACTGGATGATCGGGGCCGAATACGCAAATATCAAACTTGACGCAAACGGCGATTTGATCGCGGCCGCCTCGGGCGAGTATTTTAATCCTGATAAACGGCTATTGAATTATCTGCCGTTCAAACAGGGCTGGGATTACAGCGGGGCCTCGGCGGTAAACAAAAACCCCTCATATGCCGAAGAGGAATTTCAGACTATTCTTGCGTGGTTTACACAGAGCAGTAAAAAAGTACAAGCGGATAAGGTGCCTCAAAACGGCGCGCATGTCCGCCCGTTACAAAGGGAGTTCGGGGTTGAGGTCAAGTTTAACCCGCAGCATTTAGCGGCCTTAAATCAATGGGCGGGTGCGGAACCGACCTTAAAAGTTCCCGAGGTGTCAGAGACGATAAAAGCGGTTGACTGGGAAACGCTGGGGATTACGGCGATGGTCGAGACTGATACTTATTTGGCTGTGGAATCGACCCTTGACGATTATTCGACGGCTGAAGGCAGGAGAACGCTTGTTATCGATGCGCCGGATTGCGAGTTGTGGTATGTAGTCGCCGGTACGGTGATCGGGATCAATTCGGCGGGTGAAGAGATCGCCTACGGCGGCAGCTCGGCATTTGTCCGCGATGATCGGGATAAGCTGCGGGCGATTCTGGCGGCGGCTAAAACGTGGTATCACAAGCGGCGGACAAAACTTACTATCCAAAAAGAGGGAATTGCATATCCCTATCTTGTCGGCTCGATACTTATCGTGCCGGCAATAGGGACAGACAGCGAGAATTGCTCGTCTGTAGTCTCGGCGATCAATTGGAACTTTAACAGCGGTCAGACGATGATTACAACCGGATTCGCCGAACAGGATTTTAAGGCAATCGCGGGCGGACGGGGAACAAGGGGAACGCCGACGCTGCATACGGCGGCAAAACAGATTGACGGACTAACCAGACAGGTCAGGGAAATCAAAAGCGAATTGGGGAAATCTCCGGTGAGGATAGGGCAAAGCGCCGGCGCAACCGCGGCGGCGGAAGAAGCCTCGATAACGTGGGCGGAAATCATGAGACCGCCCGACGCCGGCGAAGACTATTACACAATAAAAATAACCGCGTGGGAGGACGATTGGGCGGCGGCGACATGGTATGACGCTGACGATAAGTCGGCGTGGAATTCAGGAACTTACGGTGTGGCGGGAAATTCAAACACAAATAGAGTTTCACACGGCGGGAAATTATATAAGAGTATTCACGCAAGCAATACAAATAAAGAGCCGGGAGTTGCCGCTGACTGGGCTACATACTGGGAAGAAATTCAAGTTAGTGTCGTTACATACGAATATCCAGAAGGAAGCGGGCGAGAGTGGACTTGTATCACTTCACATCTGTCAGAAGCCGGTAAAGAGCCGCCGAATGATGAAACAGACTGGGAAGAAGTCGATTCAACCAAGGCTTACGCTATCGGGACTCCGGGCTGGCTTTTAACGTGTTTGCCTGTATTTTGCAAAGGCAAATTCATACCGGTTGTGTCGTCCGACTCCGGCGACGGCAATGGCGAGAGATACTATCTTCGCCAGACTTTCATTCAAGGCGGTTACGTTGAGGGCACGGGCGAAGAGCTGGTCTATGTGGTCGGTTCTCTTGCATGGCTGACCGACGCCTCGATAGCGGCGGGCGGCAGAGCAGCGGCGGTGTTCAGATGAGTTGGGCTTATTTGGCAGACTGGGATAATCTCGCGGCGGGCAGTGAGATAGAAGCAGAATACTTCGAGGATATACGCAAACTCTGCTGGGCTTTGCAGCATATCTCGATGTTAGACGCAGATGGAGAATGGACGCCGCCTGCTGAATTCAGTCCAACATATTCCAGTTATATTCAAGGTCAATACCGGGGATACCTCGTTGGACAAACGGTTATGTATAACGACGAAATATATATTTGCTCTGTAGAACAGCCCTCCGCCAATAATGCCGAACCGCCGGGCTCTGGCTGGAAGTTGGGTGTTGACGAAAGGAAATATTCTCACTATAACCGCAACGCCAACAGGTGGAAGTTTTGCGGGTCTGTTCTGGGCTTAACGGCGGTTTTGGTAGAGAGTTACAAGTTTTATCCGCGACAGCTTGACCCAACTAAACAAGCCTGCAACGCGTACGAATGGAAGCCTCGAACGCTATACTATGCCGATGACTTAATTATTCACGGCAGCAGCTACTATCGTTCAGACGCCAAACATATAAGTGAGTTTTACTGGTCGGATGAGCTTGCAAATCTTACCGCGATCGCTGTGCCAGACTATGATTTTTCATCGGCGCACCGGGAGCCGGTTGAATTCGATTTTGATTATATCACCGGCGATATAGGTGCCACGATTGACATGCCTCATGAGCAGCCGACGCCGCCAGACCTTAATTATCATCATTCGCAAATTGATGAACCCTATATAGAAGAATTATCGCCGCATGCTTATTATAACTCTAAAGTAAGCGAAGCATACCAAGCGTTTGTTGAGTATATCTGCAATAGTTGGGCCGGATCGTGGACGGGGCCGAATATGCTGGATACAGACGAACAAAAAAATTATCGCGCAGGGCATTATCTTGGAAACGGCATAGACCCGTCAGGTGATTATATAACCGCGGACGGCAATGGTAAAAAGAACTGGGGATTTAATCACAGTGCCTTTGAGGAAATTTTATATCTGTGTGGTAATTATGATTGGTATCTGGACGAAATATATCCGCCGGAAATTTTTGGCGGTGAAAATCCTGAGCCTGTAGCTTGCTGGCGAAGAACATGGAGATACGGCATGAAGCAGTTCACCGTTATGTGGCCGTCAGAGGCGGGTTATCCGCCTGAGCCGTCTACGGACTGGACCGATCAAGATGCCGTTGATACCATGAAGTCGGGCATATCGCTAAGTGCGGCGAATATCGAACTCTTGAGAAAACGCCACACCTGCATCGCAAATCCGTCGGATGGAGAGCCGGAGCTATTTACTCATATTTTAACCGATATGAAGGCCGCGCTGGAAAAATTACTTTACAAGCGAACATCAATTACGATTCAGCACAAAACTATTCCGTGGGGTAATTTTGCTCTTGCCGAAACGGCGCGAGTGTATAACAGTTTCGGAGCCTGCGAAGGTGCATTTTTTAATACAGGTGAATGGGTAATTCCTGCAAGCTGGGACGGAGCCAGTATGATGTATCATGGATTCAACGCAACGATCGGCAAAGACTACCTCGACCCAGAGACACCGACGTGGGGAGCTACGCCTGATATAGCCGTATATGAAATGGGTGAGATAAGCGGCTATTATCCGTGTATAGAGGGATGGGCATCAAGGTGGAAGGCTTACAATGATACATATTATGCCAAGGTGGGGGCAAGAGATGTAATATGCAGAATTGGTATAAGGGGTACTCATGCCGACGATGATGTACCCGCTACTGGTCCGGGTTACAGCTTAACAGAGTTTCACATGACAACGGAAATTGAAGGCGTATCCCAAAAAGCTAATAATTCTGGCGATGATGATTGGGTATGGGGCGATATTACGATCCCGCTAAAACTTTACGATTCCGCAGACGGTGCAGATTTTTACCCTGCGGCGGCTTTGGAATGGATTACAAATACGCTATTGAATGATGGCTCTGGTCAGTTCGAGATTGCATCGGGCAAATGCGAAATTAGCGTGGAGTGCCTGAATGACGAGGCGATGATTGAGTTTGACCCTATGGAACTTAGCATAACGTAAAGAAGAATACAGAAAGAAGGTAAAATATGGCGACACATTTTTGGTTAGGCGGGAATTCGGGGCATGAGGGCGATTTTGCGACGGCGGCGAATTGGAGCAGCGGCGGTGTTCCTGGGGACGGCGATACTATCGTATTCGATGAGCGGGCGGGGATCGCTACGGCGGTTACCGGCCATACCGCGGGCAAACACTGGAACTGCGTCGATGGTCTTGACCAAAGCACAAAAAACTTCGCGGCAATATTGATTCTTGCAGGATTCACCGGCAATATCGGGATCGGATACTCAACGCCGACGGCGACGGAATCGGCACTGGAATGCGCAGCGGATAAAATCATATGCAGCGGATTGGGGTCGTATTACCTGACGGCAAAGCACGCAAGCGCACTATTTGACCTTGTGATCTGCGATACGGCGAGCGGATACCTCTATATCGGCAAAGCGGCGACCGATGGGCAAAAGACGACGCTGATTATTAACGTCAAGGGTACGGCGGAATTTTTAGAAGCGGTCGCATCGCATCTGGCGGCGCCGGAACTTGACGAGCTGCGGAATATCACAGCGGCG